GCGAAATCAGCGCCGGCCTGACCAGCCCGGCCGAGGCCAGCGTGGCCGACGTGCCCGGCCAGGACACCCTGGGCGTGGCGAAGATTCTGGAGAACACCAGCAACCAGTCGCTCCGCGCCCGAGAGTCCGAAATTGTAATCGGACTGCAAGCCATGCTGCGGGACTTCATCGACATTGAGCTTTACACCATCACCAATACCGAGGCAGGCATGGCCGCCCTCATGGAGCAGGTAGGCCAGCCGGAAGGCATGGCCCTGCTGGAGTGGATCAAGACGTTCCCGCAGGACGTGTCCAACGTGTTTGAGGTGTCCCTGACCAAGGCACACTCTAGCCAGATGGTAGAAACCGGACAGGCCATTATCAACGTCCTGAATCAGTTCGCCGCCCTGGCCCCGCCTATGCAGAACGCCCTTGTCCGCCAGTATGGCAACATTCTGAAAGGCATCGGCGAGCCGAACCCCGAAGAAACCCTGGTTGCCATGCAGCAGGCATCCGCCGAGATAGCCCAGGCCCAAGCCGCTGCCGCCGCCCAGCAGGCCCAGGCCTCCCAGCCACAACCCCCACCCCCTAACCGATGACACCCGACCAGACCGCCCGCGCCCACGAATTGCTTGTCCAGCTTGAAAACAGCGAGGCATTCAATGAATTGATCGTCAAGCCCTACACCAATCACGCCGCTGGGGCCTTGCGCAAAGCCATCGCCGAGGCCGTCAAGCCCGCCGGGCCGGTCAAGCAAGGCGAGCAGGCAGACTCGGCCAAGGTCAGGAATCCACAAATTGTCTGCGACTGCCTCCGCGAGCACGTCCTTTATAACGAGGTCGCCACCCTGGTTTCCAGCCAGCTTGCCAGCATCCGGCAGGCGGCCGCCAAGCGCGAGGCCGCAGGCCGAAAAGACTTGCCAGATACCACTGAACCCGCATAATCCATCCAATGATTTTCCCCGAACGCTACTACAATCCGCGAGGCGGAGACGCTTACCCAAAAATCCGCACGTTTGTGGAGGTGGGTTCACCCAATACCGAGACTTTAGTTGCCGCACCGTCCGGCACATGGCGTATTGCCGTGTTTTCCGTGGAGATTCGCTCCGACGTGGATGCCACGGTTGTTTTCAAGTCTGGCACCACGGCCATTTCCGCTACGGAATACGTTGCGGCTTCCGGTGGCTCCAATATGGGCAACCCTGACAACCAGATGGCGCTTTTCAAAGCCAGCACAGGCGAGGCCCTAAACGTCACCACCACAGGCACCGGGAACGTCTCCGTTTCGATCACTTACGCCATCATCCCCGGCTAATGGCTAACGCCCTCGTCCTTCTCGGCTCAGGCTCCAGCGGCTCTAATGGCACGCTAACGCCGCCGAGCGTGGCTCCGGTGCTGACTGTTTCCGCCGAGTTCGGCAGCGATGTTGCAAACCTTGAATGGACGAGCAGCAATAAAACAGGCTCGTCAGGCTTCGGCTACAACATCTACGTCAACATCAACGGGGCTGGGTATAATTTGCGCGACACCGTTCTAGGAACAACGCAGACCTACAACGACGACAATTCTGGAGCCGCAGGTGAAACCTACGAATACAAAGTCATCCCAAAAAACGACGCAGGGGAGGGGCCGAGCAGCAATGCAGCCAGTGTCGTTTTGCCGGGGGAGTCTGAAGCCCCGGTTCTCACGGGGCCATCCACGGGAGTTACCAACGTCGAGTTCACGCTGGCCTGGACGAGCGTGCCGGGCGCTGACAGCTACGAGGTCGATCACTCGGACGACGGCGGCCTGAACTGGACGACCATTGCCACGACTTCCTCCCTTTCAACACACGTTCTGGAAACTGCCGCCAACACCTACGACTACCGGGTGACGCCGTTTGCAGGCGCGTTCCAGGGCATCACCAGCAACATTGTCACCGTCGTAGTCAGCGGGGCCTCCAGTTATCTCCGTCCTGGAGGTGTTTACACCTACTTGCGTCCTGACGGAACGAGCACATACTACCGACCGTAAGCCATGCCCAATCTCACCACCAGCACAGACGTTGACACGTTCATGCAGTCTGCCGACAAGGCGGCCATGAGGACGGCATTGGCCCTCGGCACCGCCGCCACGGCGAACACGGGGGACTTCGCCACTGCCGCCCAAGGGGCAAAGGCAGATTCCGCCGTCCAGCCAGCCGATCTTGGCACGGCCGCCGCTGAAGATGTGGGGTATTTTGCCACGGCAGCCCAAGGGGCAAAAGCAGACTCGGCCTTGCAGCCCGCCGAGGTCAAGTCCAGCAACTTCACCGCCGCAAACGACGGCCTTTATGTTGTCACGGCCTCCGCCACCATCACGGACCCAAGCCCGACTGAGGGCAAAGGCTACACGGTAATTGTCCGCAACGGCACGGCCACCATTGGAGGCACCGGCTACAGCACGGCAGGCAGCCAAATCAGAAGGCTGTTTCATTCGGGGGGATGGTCAACCTACGTTGATGTTCTGACCACAGACGCCCGGCTTTCCGACGCCAGGACGCCAACGTCCCATGCCTCTAGCCATGTCACGGGCGGAAGTGACAAGATCAGGGACGCCAGTGCCAGCCAGGACGGCCTGATGACCACGGCCTACGCCACCAAGCTGGACGGCATTGAGGCGGCGGCGGATGTTACAGACGCGGCAAATGTCGGCTCTTCAATCCATGGAGCGACCGAAAAGACAACGCCCGTGGATGCTGACACGATGCCGCTTATCGACTCGGCGGCCAGCAACGTGCTAAAAAAGGTCACCTGGGCCAACATCAAGGCCACACTCAAAACCTACCTGGACACGCTCTACGCCAAAATAGGGAGCGTCTCTTCTTCCGGCCTGACCATGACCACGGCCCGGCTGCTTGGCCGGACCACGGCCAGCACGGGCGCGGTCGAAGAACTTACGGCAGCGGCGGCCACGGCGTTCCTGTCGGCCATGGTGGGCGACTCCGGCTCTGGCGGCACAAAGGGCCTAGTGCCCGCCCCGGCGGCGGGCGATGCGGCGGGAGGCAAGGTTCTTCATGCAAACGGCACTTGGGCGGCTCCGGCTTCTAATGGCAAAATTCTCCAGGTTATTCAAACCACCAAGACGGATACGGCTAGCGTGACAGGAACGACGTTCACCAGCCTGTTTTCTGCCAGTATCACGCCAAGTTCCAGCTCATCGACGGTTCTTGTGATTGCTACTCTCAATATAGGCGGAGCGACAAGTAACTGGCCTTTGATCCGGCTGACGCGCAGCAGCACAACCCTTCTGCAGGGCGATGCGGCCAGCAACCGTGTTCGAGTTACCACGGTTTGCGGAGCGCCTAACCCGGCTACGTCAGTCAGTGCTTCTATTAGTTATCTCGACTCTCCCGCTTCAACGTCTGCTTTGACCTATAACATTGAGGTTGCCAGCCAATCCACAGGCACGATTTACATGAATCGCAGTTTCACCGATACTGATACCACGGCATTCCAACGCGGCGCATCCACAATCATTCTAATGGAGGTAGCAGCCTAATGACAGTTCCATCCGTCAACCTTGCCCAAGCCGTATCCCTGGCCTGCCCAGGAGCCCACTTCAAGCTAGACCCCGAGACATACGCCGGTCTAGTCATGCTGGACGGCACGCCCAAGCCGACAGAGGCCGAGATTGAAGCCGCCTGGGCCGCCCGGCCAGCCGATCCGCCGCCGCCCTTGACCGTGCCGGGGGCCGCATTCCTCCAGGCCATCGGGCGGGCGCAGGAAATTGCCCTCAAGGCCAAGATTAACGAGATTCCAAATCTGGACACACGGCGGCACACGATGCTGTATCTGAGTTACCCTTACTTCGTGTCCGATCACCCGGCGATTGCCCAGATTGCCGCGCTGATGGACAGGACGGACGAAGAAGTTTACGCCTACTTTGAGGCCGCCCACGCCATCGCATACCCCTCGGCACCATGAAAACGCACGGAGTAGGCCGAAATTTTAGGCAAGGAGGCTTTTTCTCCTCGCCCTCCGGCCCGGAATCGGCTACTTGCGAGCAACCCCAATTACACGCAATGCACGTCCCCGAGCCTATCCAGACCATCCTGCACGACATGCCCGCCTACGTCCAAACCGCCATGGCAGGCGGGGCGGCGGCAGTCCTGGCCTTGGCCGATGTGGCATGGCAGGCCATCACGGGGCAGGTGCCAAGCCCGCAGGAGGCCGGGCAGTGGAGCTTCTACGGGGTTCTTATCGTGGCGGTGATCGTGCTTTTCACCTCTTTGGCGTCAGTGATCTACTGGGTGGCAACGAAGGGGCTCAAAGCCTTTCAAGACCTGACGCAGGCAATGGAAAAAATGAACGAGACATTGGACAAGCAGAACGACTATTTCGACGAGATTGCAAAAAATGCCGTCCGTTCTGCCCTGACAACCCCGCCTTCAAGATCGTGAATGAAAGAAGCCGCCTTCATCACCGAATTTCAGGCCCTTGACGTGGCCGAGGGCCAGCAAACCAGCCTGCTAAAGCTCATCGCCCCGTTCACGGTCTATTCCGCCACCCTTGACGCCATCATCACGGCCCCCGAAGGCTTCACCTTCGACGGCGAAAGCATCCCGGCCTGGCTCCACGGCCTCGTCCCGCCCTTCGGCCAGTCCAAGCGCGGGGCCTGCATCCACGATTACCTTTACAGGCATCACGGCTACCGGACGCCCGGCGGAGACTTCCACCCCGTCACCCGCGCCCAGGCCGACGCCGTTTACAAGGAGCTTGTCCAGGCCAAGGGCCTGCCCGGCTGGCGGGCCAACGTCCGCTGGGGCGTGCTCCGGCTGGTAGGCTGGGCGGCATGGCGGGCCAGCTACAAGGAGGCCCGGCCATGATCCTGGCGGCGGCAGCTTTGGGCGGCCTGGGCTGGCTGCTTGGCACGGCCGCTTGCGTGTGCGTCGTGGTCGGCGTGTTCCTGCTGGTTGACAAGGGCCTGGGCGGGCGGTAAAATGCCGCCATGCCCAAGACACCCGACAAACCCACCCTTCGCCGAGGAGACAAAGGAGATCACGTCATGGCGATGCAGTTCGCCCTTTCCTGGCAAAACCTGCTGGGCATTCCAGACGGCGAGTTTGGCCCCAAAACCGAAGCTGCCGTTAAAAAATTCCAACTCAAAAACAACCTTTCGCCTGACGGCATTGTTGGCCCGGACACATGGGCTGTGCTGGATTCTTTTGCTCCTACTAAAGAACAAGGAGATTATGTCGATAGATTGGCTCAACCATCCATGGGCCTCACGTTCGCGGACTGGTTCGTGAAGATCGCCAGCCGCGACCTTGGCAAGGCGGAGAAGCCCAAGAACAACATGGGCGAATGGATCAAGAAGTTTTGGCCCTCCACGTCCTACCCGGACGGCTACGAAGATCGGCAGCCTTACTGCGCCGCCGCCCTCTGTTACTGGCTCGACACCACCGGCGACGAGCTTGCCAAGGCCGGGCTTCTGGAAAGCCTGACCGGCATGAACGCCGAGCAGTTCGAGAAATGGCGCTGCCAGTCCGCCGCCGCCTTTGGCTGGCTGCCCTGGGCCAAGAAGGCCAAGGGCGTGACCGTGCTGCCGGACACCGCCGAGCCCAGGAAGGGCGATGTTATGGTATTTGACAGCAGCCACATCGGCCTTGTCTCCGGCGTGCCAAGGAAAGGCCGAGTCGCCACCATCGAGGCCAACACCGGGCCGAGCGGCGAGAGAGACGGGGATGGCTGCTGGCCTAAAGACCGCCCGCAGGAAATCGCCCGTGCGTTCCTTCGTTTCAGCTTCAAATGACCGAGGCCACCGTTGCCCGCGTTCTCTATGAGCAAGTCGCCACCGCCGCCAAAGGCAACGACCATCACCGAGTCACCACGGTTGTCACCCGGGCCATGTGGCAGGTGTTCCTGCGAGCCTACGGCCTGCCCGAGGACGCCGAGCCCATCCAGTCCACGAACTGCCATAAGGCGCGGAGCGTGGCGGGTTCTCTCACTTTTGTCTTGGATGTCCCGGGCATGTGGGCTGTGTCACGTCTGACGTTATGAGCGACCCGCACCCCATCTTGCACGACAAGGCCCTGACGCCAGCCAAGCGCGTGGCCCAGGCTTTCGCCTGGATTCGCCAGCCCGAGGCCTGCCAGGTGCCAGATCAAGGCCCGGTAGCCGCCAAGGTGTTCTTGCTCTACCGCGCCATCGACGGCCTACTGACCGACGAGGAAGAAGCCGAGGCCGTGCAAGCCCAGGTGCCAGCCGTGGTGCATCGCGGCCTAGCCGCCCGCTGGGCCATGAGTCTAGGCGTGGCTGAGGCCTATCTGGCATTGAGCCGGGGCAGGTGGACGGAAGGCATGGCAAAGGCCAGCGCCGTGCGTGGCGTTTGGGCCGCCGGCGCAAAAAACGCATGGCCGCCGCAGGTGCTCAATGACCTGCGCATGACCTTGATTGTGGCGTATTTCCACTACCTCCACGGCGAGACGGCCTTGCTTCGCGCCAATCTAGCCGAGGCCATGGCCGACTGGAAAGAGCACGTCCAGGGCTGGGACATGGCCCGCTGGCCTTATCGTCCAAAAGAAGCGCACGACGACCTGATTTGCCTGCAAGCCTTGGCCTTCATCGCCCGGGCCGCCGGGCTTGCCGAGTTTGGAGACGTGGAATGGGCACAGCAGGAAAGTGCCATCTCCTACTTTGGGGCTTCGACAAGCCCTCTTTACCCAATCCTGCGCCGCATGGGGCCGTGCCTCAACCCGACCAAGGCTTTGTGGTGGCCCCGCCCGGCTGGCCGCCTTGTGGGCGAATACGCCAAGCTGCACGCCAAGCAGGCCTACGGCCAAGGCGGCATGAGCGAGGCGACACGGCAGAGGCTCTGGCAGCTTGCCGGGGCCGATCCGTCTAGCGTTATTGACTTCGGATGTGGCCGGAGCCGTGATGCCGTGACGCTGTGGCCTGGAGCGAGGCATTTTCTCTATGATCCTGCCATACCAGAATTGAAAGCGTTCCCGAGCCAGCGGTTTGAGCTTGGCCTTTGCACGGAAGTCTTGGAACACATACCCTTGGAGGAAATCGACAATCTGCTGTGGGAAATGCGATGCCTGTCCGACCGCTGGCTTTGCACCGTCCACACGGCCGCCGCCGCCCAGGTTTTGCCAAACGGCGAGAACGCCCATTGCCTGCAACGGCCCGCTGAGTGGTGGCGAGCCCGGTTCGCCCGCATTTTTGGCCGGGAGCCAAGAACCGAACCGATCAACCATTACCGCTTTATCCTTTCCCTGTGAACCTGCCCCCCGTCATCGGAATCACCGTCGCCAATCCGCCATACTTGAAACTGGCCGAGGCCGCCGCCGCCAGCTTCCGCAAATACACCGACTGCCCGGCGTTAATCCTGACCACCGACGACCCGGCAAGCTATGACTGGAAATACACGCTGCCCGAAATCGCAGGCGACCGCGTGTTTTGCTTCTTCGACGCCGACACGCTGTTCATCCGCCAAGTTGATCTTTCTCAGTTCCGAAACTTGAACGGCATCGCCGCCGTGAAAGACGCCAGCCGCTTCGCCCTGGATTCATTCTGCTATCCCGACGCCCTCGCCCTGGATTTCCCGCCTGACAACTACTGTAACACCGGCCTGTTCTTTGCTAACGCCCGCCTGCCAGCCGTTCGGCAGGCCTTCGACACGGCCCGCCGCCTCATGGCCGAGCACAGGGCAGGCATTGGCCCGGTTTTGAAGGATGTCACAGAACAAAGCTTGCTCAATGCTGCGTGGCAGCGCTCCGGCGTGGACATGGCCTACCTGGATAACGGCTGGAACTTCTGGCCCCACGCCGTTCATCGCGGCTGGATTGAATGGCAAGGCTGCATCAAGGTCTTGCACGCCGCCGGGGTGCCCCTGGCCGACAAGGCCGCCTTCCTGGCCCGCCACGCCGCCGTCTTTGAGGTCTGATTGGCCGCCCTAAAACTTTGTCTTGCAAAGCCGTCAATAACTACACACAATACAGCCATCATGTCCGACACCCCGACACCCACCCTTGCCCAGATGCTCTACGAGAATCTGGACCAAGACCCTGCCACCCTGTCCGCCTCTTTCACCGCCGCCGCTGGAGTGGCCCAACCGCCAGCCGCGAATGCCAAGCTCCTGCCTGACCCGGACGATTCCGCCGGACATGACCCCGCCGACCCTGTGGCCGCCGCCGAGGCCGCCGAGGCCGCCAAAGATGCAGGCCAGTATCCGCTTGAGCCTGACGCCGCCGTGACCTCGCCCGAGGTGGCCGCGCCTGCTGCCCAGAAAACAGCCCAGCCCGAAGCCGCCCCGGCCCAGCCCGCCGCTCCTGCGCCCGCCCCCGAGCCGCAGGACTTGGCCCCGGTGTTCTCGCAAGCGCTTCAGGACTACAACGCCGCCGCCACCGCCGCCCAGGAAGCCGCCCAGCGCCTTGCCGAACTCCAAGGCAACGCCGAGGGCATCGTTGAGTTCACCCCCGAGATGGCCGCCGCCCTTGAGGCCAAGATGAAGGCCGAGGCCAACGCTGAACGTGCTTTCGAGGAAATCGGCGACGACGCCCTTGCCCTCGCCATCCAGCAGTATCCCGAACTTGCCGACGACAACAGCCCGGCCACCATCGCCGTCAAAACCGCCCTTGAGGCTAGCCCTGACCTTGCGGTTCGCTCGCCCACTGCCGTTGCCGAACTTGGCGTGAAGATCGCCCAGCAACTCCGCGCCCAGGCCAAGCAGGCCGCCCCGCCCGCCGCCCAGCCCAAGCCCGCCCCCGGTCCCGTGCCTGCCAAGGCCGCCGCCCCGGCCAGCGCCATGACTTCCCATGCCCAGGCCCAGCGCCCCGCGCCCGGCCAGCCCGCTGCGCCCGACATCGTTAGCCAAGTCGCACAAGCTGCCCAGGCCGGAAGCCTGAAAAGCCTGTTCGGCTCCGTTCTCGGTGCCGGCGCTCCTGTCGGTATTCGCATGTCCTGATAGCTGCCTGGCCTAGGGCCACGGCAGACTCCCGTGTGGAGTGACAACCTGACAACAGACAAACAGGGTCCAGTAAACCCTGCGGTTAGTTCTGTTTTCACATCTCACTCCACACACTAATGGCTACCTATACCGCAATCGACGCCCAGACGGTCGCTCAGATCGTTGCGCAGTCCCCCACCTACGCCCGTCAGATTATCTGGGTCTCTTCGATCCAGATGGACGAAGAACGCTACAACCCGTTCTCCGAGCTGATGGGAGGCCTTGGCTCCGCCAAGCCCATCAAAGAAGTTCTCGACACCTCCAAGGTGCGAGGCAACACCATCGTTTTCACCCAGGAAGCCGGACTCGGCGGCAAGGGCGTGGAAGGCAACACTTCGCTGATCGGCGCTGAAGAAGCCCGCAAATACAGCCAGTTCACGCTGACCATCGGCCTCCACCGTCACGCCGTCGCCGAAACCGTCACGACCAAAGACCTGACGTTCATCGGCACGACCTTCGACCAGAGCGCCCGCCGTGGCCTCAACGAATGGGTTCAGCGCCTCAAGTGCGACTGTATCGAGGCCACCATGCTTGGCAGCCTGGAAACCTACAACACCCTGTATGCGGGCAACAAGGCCAGCATCAACGCCCTGACTTCCACGGATGTCGTCACCAAGGCGACCATCTCCCAGGCCAAGATCATGGCGAACGGGATCAAGATGAAGCAGATTGAAGTGGCTCGCGCCAAGGGCGGTCAGCGCATCCTGAAGTATTTCTTCCAGGGCAACGACTACCTGTTCCAGGGCCTCCGCGAAAACTCCACCTGGGAAAGCCTCCTGGCTGTGGCTGGCGACCGTGGCGACACGAACTACCTGTTCTCCGGCTTCCTGCCCGAGTATGACGGCGTTCTGCTCAACAACTGGGCCGTGTCCAACACCGCCGCCGATGCCGCTCAGGGTGCGTTCTGCGCCCCCCGCGCCTACCTCGGCGAGGAATACGCGGCCAAGGCCACGACCACCACGCTTGTGGCGATCAAGGGCGGCGGCTTCAACGGCAGTTCCACGCTGACCGCCAACGCCATCGCCAAGACCCGGAACGATTACTTCCGCTACTTCCCCGGCGCAGGCTTCACCGCTTTCGAGCAGACGTTCATCTCGTCCACCTCCACGGCTCGCTACCTTATGGCGATCCACGGCAGCGGCTCCGACATCGGCAAGTTCAGCTTCTTCAAATACACGACCTGCGATGGCTATACCATCTCGGCGACTGGCATGGAGCGCCTGGGCTCGACCGCTTCCGGCGGCTACGTCACCACCCTGACGGGCTCCACGATCACCTGGGACACCGCCCCCTGGACCTCGGCCTACCTCTCTGAGGCCGCCATCCCGGTCGGCTCACTCCTGATTCCTTGCAACAGCAAGGGCCAGCCCTACGTCTGCGGCTACTTCATGGGCAACGACGCCGTGTATTGCGGCTACGGCTCCGTGAACGGCAAGCCTTCGACGGCCATGGGCCAGCGCGTCACGGAACAGCAGGACTACACGAACCGTTTCGGTATCGGTGTCCAGATGGTCTGGGGTGCCACCGCCTACAAGAACGCCGCCCTCGTGAAGAACGGCTACCTTGTGGTTTATGGTGCCTGGAACGCCCCCGGTATGCCGGAGGTCAGCTAAGGTCACGCCTGACGGTCGCCCAGCCTAACCCGCTGGGCGGCCCGAAGGCACAACACCAACACGCAACCCTCCAGTTTACCCACAATGCTTCTCTCTCTCTTCCCTCAACGCGGCAAGGATATCCCGGCGATCACTTCGATCACCAAGTTGTCCACCAGCCACAACATCCCCCTCACGGATGTCAGCAAGGAAAGCGGTGCCCCGACCTCCATCGGCCGCATTACTTTCGCCACGCTGGCGTCTTACCTCGCTTCCGTCATCGGCTTTAAGTCCACCTCGGCCTCGGCTGGCGTCGGCTATGCTACTGGCGCAGGCGGGGCCGTCACCCAGGCCACCAGCAAATCCACGGGCGTTACGCTCAACACGGTTTGCGGGGCGATCACGATGAACAACGCCTCGCTGGCAAACTCGACCTCCGTGAGTTTCACCCTCACCAACTCGGCCATTGCCGCAACTGACGTTGTGGCCGTGTCGATCAAGTCGGGCGCGACCGCCGGGGCCTACCAGATCATCGTGGACGCCGTGGCCGCTGGCTCCTGCCAGATCACCCTGCGCAACCACTCGGGCGGCAGCCTGGGCGAGGCCGTGGTGCTGAACTTCGCCGTCATCAAGGCCGTGGCTGCCTAAGCCTAGGCCAAACAATCAGCCAGCCCGGCCTTGCCTTTCCGGCGGGCCGGGCTTATTGTTGGCCTACGACATCAAGCACCCGACACCATGACCACGCATTTCCAGATTACTTTCCCCCAGCACCCGGGTCAAGCCTTCCCCATCGCCGCCAGCAACGGCCAGACCTTGCCAGGCCGAGCCCGTTCCGACATAAGGCCCAAGAAAGGCTATCCCGTTCGTATTCTTACACGCGCCGAGTGGGACGATCAAAACAAAGTATCAGGGCCGTATCTGGCCGCCTATCAGCCCAAGAGGCCTGTGCCGGATGTGGACTTTGAGGCCGAGGACGGCAGCCTGCACAAGACGGCCGAGGCCTGCTTGGCCCATGAACTGAAGGCCCGGTTTGGCGTGGAGACGCTGGCCGAGGTGGAAGAACTGCTGCGCGATTGGAACAATGCCAAGGAATCAGCCAAGACGCCCGCAACGGTCACGCTGGATTCCGCCGCCAAATTTGTGTCCGACGCGGAAGCCATTGCCGCCACACTGAACGCCACCGACACCAAGACCAGCATTGTGGACGCCATCAAGCAGCCCAAGGCCGTCGAGCCCCCTGCGCCCACCGACGACGAAGCCCGCCGCCTGCTGGCCTCCGCCCTTAGCCAGCGAGGCCTCAAGCCCGCCGAGGCCGCCAGGGCCACGGGCCTGACCAGCCAGCAATGCCGGGCCGTGGTGGCCGCCTACCCCGACACGTTCCGCGAGCACGCGGGCAAGCTGTTCCTCAACTCCTGACGCCATGCCAGACGCCACCCACCGCCCCCGCCTGACCGCCGGGGCCTACTCCGCCAGCCTCCGCGAAGGGGCGCAAAGCCTCACGCCAGACCTCAAGGCCGCCCTGGCCTCCGGCCCGCTTGCCATGGCCGATCTTGCCACCAAGGCCGGGCACGGCCTGCCAGCCACGGCCGCTTGCGTGCGTAGCCAGCCCCGCGTCTTTGCCGAGCGCGGCGGGCTGGTGCATCTGGCGTAAAACTGCCTTGTCAGGGCCGGGCGGGCGGTCTATTCTCGCGGAATGGCTATCATTCAGGACATCCGC